TGAAATTGATACAATGGTTTTGGTACATAAGTATATGTTTTTGTTGCATCTTCTACATCTTTAGCCCATTTTATATCGGCAAAAACTACATTTTCTTCTTCAAATAAATTATTATCTATTATAAACTTTCTATTAACTATATGAAAAGGCTCACCATTCCATCCTAGCTTTGTATAGTAAGGAGTAGTTTCATCACTAGGTATAAACTCATAATTCCACGTTCCAAATGCTCTAAATCCAATTAAAATTAAATCTTCTCCATTGTTTACCTTATCTATTTCTTCTAATGTTTCAGGCAATATATAATCATCATCATTAACAAAAACCAAGTAATCTCCTATTGCTTCTCTTATCCCTGTATTTCTCGCACCTCCATTATTTAAGTTTTTCTCGTGTCTTATATATTTAAAGCCATATTCTTTGGCTATTTGAGGGGTATCATAAGGGCTACAATCATCAATACATATTACCTCATAAGGCTGTAAAGTTTGATTTTTAATACTATCTAAGCATCTCCTAAATATACTCTCTTCAGCATTATAACAAGGGATTATTATACTATATTTCATATTCCCTCCATTCAGTAAATACCACCTAACACGATTATATCACAAAAAAAGGAATAACGCAAAGCTACTCCTCTTTAAACATATTTCCTATGTTTGTATGTTCTTATTTTACTACCCAACAATATTCAGCTATTCTATTTCGACAATCAAAACTATCATAAATAACTCCATACTTCGAACACGTTATATGCCCATCCATTGTAATTAATAGTATATTATCAGGATTAGTTCCTGCAACCTCGCCTACATATTTTGGTATATTGTAAAGCCTTTTATATCTATTATCCAAGTAATTACATATGAAATCCCTATCATCCATCATAGTTCCATTTATTCTCGCTATATTACTTAAATGCTCGTATGTATCATCCCAAGTATTGCCTGTCGCAGTAGATATCGCCCTTATCGTGCAATCATTCTCAAATAGCCCTAAAGCATTATTGTTATGATATTTATACATATCACATTATACTTCTTTGTAAAGTATCTCTAAGCATTTGCTGTTGTTGTGGCCCTTGTGCTTCTTCATATAGAACTTTAATAAAATCCTCTAATGATTTTACCATATAGTGAAAAGATTTATCAGTTTCTTCACTTGCTCCATATCTTGAACGGCTTTCTTGATATCTTCCATAATCACTATACATTCTATCCATTTCTTCATCACCACGATATCTCATATCTCTTCCTCTTCTACCATAGTTACCATAGTTATATTCACCATAGTTACCATATTCTCCATAGTTGCGACCATATGTATCATATCCTGGCCTTCTTCCACCATAATTCATTTCTTTATCCTCCTTTGTCATATGCTTGATTTTAGACAATTTATATAGAAAATCTAAGTTATTACTATTAATATCTTCATCAATTATATGCTGTATTTTTTCCTCTACCTTTTCAAGTAGTTTATCTTCCATTTTATCCTCCCTTCTTCAAGAGTTCAATTATTTCCTTATTTTGCTCTATTATTTTCTTCAAATATTTTTCATCTTGATTTTGTAATTCTTGCATCAAATCCCTATTATTATAATCTTTAAATAATATCTCCAAGCTTAATGCTTGTAGTATTAATGATAAATTATCTACTCTATCCATTAATTACCTATTTTTTCTATTATTAAATTAGCATCTTTTATCGTAGGTATTTCAGTTTCTACTGCTGGTGTTACCCCTCCAACAGCTGATAATGAGCCAACAGCTATCGTAGTATTAACTCTAGGGCATACTTTTAATAGTTTACTGAATGAAATATTAGTATATACATCAGCTGTTACATCAGCATCCATTTCAGTTCCTTCTACATCAGTTCCTGTTCCTGTTTTTAAAGCAAGAGCAACTTGCCCTGCTGTAGTACTTGTTACATTAGCATTAAATGTTACTCTAAAAGTCCCCCCTCCAATAATAGTAAACTCACTACCACCATTCATATACTGAAGCCATCCACAGCAATTTGCACTTCTACTCCTTAAATCGATAGTATCAAAGTTAATATTATCAGTATTACTTGTTAATATTTCAGGCTCAATTTGTAATGCTTGTATCATATCTTTTCTCCTTTCTTAAAATAAAAAGAGATAGAACTTGTCTATCTCTATCAGCAAGTTCCTGTAATCAGGTTGTCTCTCGACTTATGCTCTTAAACATTCATCCCATATAAACTTCCATTGCATCCACATCCATTATTGCAAGTGAATATTGGTTGTCTTCCATAAACAGGCACACTAGGTACAGGGCAATTACTTAAGCGATTATATAAAGCATCTACTTCAGCTTCTTGCCCTAATCTTAATGTTGCTGTTTGTTGAATTTGACTTGCTTGTAAATCCTTCATTAGAAGTTCACGTTGTAAATCAGTTATCTTTTCATTCTTAGCATCAATCCTATCTTGACATAATTGGTCTAGTATTCTTTGAGTATTAGCTGTTGCATTAGTAATAACATCTCTAATTCCTTCATTAATTAATTGCCTATCAGCACAATTTTCACTTATAATAGTAGAATTTAAGTTTGCTATTCCTAAGCGATTTTCACAGCAACAATTAGCTAATTGGCTTCCTAAAGCATTAAAACTTTGTAGATATGAAAGTTGTCTATTGTTTTCAGCTACTTCACTTGTATAGAAGCCATTAGATATATTACTATTTATAGATGCTGTACTATTACATATTTGGTTAGATAAACCATTGATAGCATCTCTATTACCTTCTAATTGGTTAGATAGATGTAATGTATCAAAACCATTATTAGTATTTGTCATTATCTCTTTTTGCCCATTAGAAAGCCAAGCATAGCCATCATCAAAGCCTCTACCACCAAAGAAGCCACCATTATTACCATTGTTTCCCCATCCACCGAATAGTGCTAGTAAAACAATTAGCCATAATGCATCTCCACCAAAGCTATTACCAAATCCACCATTATTTCCATACATAACAGGGTATGGATAAGTGTTATTAGTTGCTAAGTCAACTGTTGGTACAATTCCATTACTTCCGTTCATATATATCTCCTTTCTAAATATTTTTATATCAACTCTATTTTGAGTTAATACCTCGCATCATTAAATCCCAACTTTGTCTTTGCTGAGGATTAAATCTCCCTACTATTTCATTTAGATATTCATTAGGGTCCCTATTACTTTTTCTTGCTTCCTGATACTCTTTGTATGCTTGAGGGTTTACTCTTTTCAACTGCTGTTCCATATTCCTCATCATCCCATTCGGTATCTCTTGTATCTTTTGTTGCATCAGCATCTCTAATATTTGTTTCATTTTCTCTCATCTCTTTCTTCATCTTTTCAATCTCATTTTTTAGCATCTCAATTTGTATATCTTTCTCATCCTTAGGCATTATTTCATTAAGTTCATAAGTCTTTATTTCTCCCTTAATGTTTTTTACCCAAACTACACTCATATCATTACTAAAATATGGTGTATCCCCTATTACCATATCTCTACTTACTTCTTCCAACGAATTTGCATATCTTATTACATCCCTAGTTGGTGCAAGTTGAAAATTTTGAGTTATAGGTGCAGGTTGCTGTATTTGGCTCTTTCTCTTCTCTAAATCATTTATTTGAGCATTTATCTTATCTATATCATTTTGTGGATTATAAACGCTAAATGGATTGTTATATAAGTTGTTATACATATTAACCTCCTAAAAACATAAAAGAAGAAAGTAAATAGTATCAATAGGCTCATTGCCCTCTTGAGATTTATCCATAACACTTCCTCCTTTCTAGCTCAATTTAACCACAAAAAAAGAAGCCGAAATTATCGACTTCTTATATAGTTTTTATATAAAAATTATATCATTTTTTTAATTTTATCTTTAAGCTCTTTTACCATTACACTTACTTTAGCTGTACTACAATGTAGTAATTCGGATATTTTAACTATCGAGTATCCTTTTATTTTATATTCAAGTAATAACTTATACTCATCATCAAGCATCCCCTCATCACAAAAATATTCATAATCTTTTTTAGTGAATAAAAAGAAATCCATATATCACCCTATTAAGTGATGTAATCCTAACACTATAATTGAAATAATAAGCATTACAATAACTCTAAATAATTTTTTTATAGTATCGTGTTGTCTTTCCTTTTCATTATGTAATTGCTTTATTTCTTCTTTATATTCTTTCAATATCTCTAATGCAATACTATTATTCTTAACCCCTTCAAAATTTCTTGTAATATCAGTTCTATTTTCTTTAATATCTTTTGAGTTGTTTAATGCTAGTTCTTTTATTTCTTTTAGTTCTTGCTCAATATTCATATTATTTCTCCAATACATCAGTTTTAACAATTTCCCAATTCTTCATTTTTCCAGCTAAAACGTGAACGTAATCATCTCCATCTAATGCCTCATATTCTTTTAACTCATTAAGCCAATTCTTATATACATAATCGGGTATTTTTCCAATATTTTCATAAGCAAAATATGTATTAGTTAAATGCCCCTGTAACATTATCATCAATGCATTCTTTATTGCTTTAAAGCTTCTTACTTGCCCTAATAAGAAGCCTATAATTCCACTAATCACTATTCCTAGTGTTGTATTAATAATTGTCTCAACCATCTTCTACTCTCCCATAACTTCTCTATATTAAGTATATCATAATTATCTAAAAAGGCAAACTCCTCATATTTACACGTTCTCCTTTAATTCTACCAGCTCTCAACGACCTTCTAATCATTTCAGCTCTAAAGTAAATTCTTTTATCTAATATCTTTTTGCATTTTAAACAAGTTCCAAATGCTTGAAATCTTTCCTTCTCATTATTATATCCACATTTATCACAAACGATATATCTCTCCATCATTTTATCTTTGCTAATCCTCATATTAATCCTCCAATCTTTTCAAATACTTTTCTATGTCATCTTCAATTATTTTCCCCCATACAAATTTATCCATCCCCTTAGCTCTATTATACATTAATTCTTTTTTAGCACTAATTAAGTCTTTAATCAATGATGTATCATATTCAAATCCAATACATTTATTATTATACTGATAATCAAATTCCTCTTCTAATTCTTTATTTATTAACCATATTATAGTATCTTTTCCTTTACTCATAATAACCTCCTTTAAGGATGCAATTCCTTTTCTTCTTCAGTTCTTTTTCTAGCTTCCTTAATAAATTCTAAAGCCTCTTTCTTATTTACTACTGGCAATGCCCAGTAATCCTCACTCCAGCACCAATCTCGATTGAAATATAGCATATATTTGCAATCATCAATCAATCCATCTTCTCTTTCTAAACTTGCAACCCTTTCTTTATACTTTTTAGGCAACCATTTTAAATCATCCTTCATTCTATCCCTCCTATCTTCCATATTCATTAAGAACTTTAAGCGAAATCCCAAACACTATTACAGCTATTACTTTACTTATTACAAATATCATCATATTATCACAATCGCTACATATAACAGCAAATGACATAAAAGCAATAATTCCTAATACAACCTCAACCCAACTTTTTAATCTTATCTTTTTCATTATTTTTCCTCCTATAATCCTTTAATCATTTTTCTTATTCTTTTAATATCTTCTTGTTCACCATCACTTAAATCTTTTTTATCTTCTACATATTCAAGTGCTTTTTCTAATAGTGTACATACATCTCCAATATAAATCCTATTTCTCTTTTCTAAGAACTCCTTACAATTATCAATTACAAATCCTAGTGTTTCATTATCAATACTACATATTCTTTTCATATCTATCTCCTCCCTACATCTATATACTAACATATTATTATATAAATGTAAATACCCAAAATGAAAAAAATAGAAGTTTACACTTCTATTCGTTTTCTTCCATATAAGTATCATTAAAATACTTATTTTCATATATTTGTATATTTCTATCTAGACATTCTTTAAGTATTTTTATTTTATCTTCTTCAGTAGCATCTAGAAACATAGGTAGCTCTATCTCTCCATATTTTTTCTCATATTTATCCATCAGTTCATTTAGCACCTAAATCATCTCCTATTTTCTTATATAACTTCTCCAGCTCATCATATATTTCAGGAGCTTCTCTTTTAAAGAACTCTAAATTTTCTTTACTTCCAGTCATTTTCAAAGAAACAAAATTTGCAAATAACTCGGTTGTAGGACTATTAGTATCCTCGTTAAAATATGACTTAGTATGATACCCATATTGTTTGCAAAAATCAGTATTATATCCACCTTTAGAAATAGCACTAAACATATCACTTAAATTTGACATTTGAGCGTATTCAATATTAGTTTTCTTTCTATTCCAGTAAAAATCTCTCTTTTCATCATCATAATGGTATTTAACATCTTTTTCAAACATATCAGGATAATCCTTCTTATGACTTCTATATACTTGCAAATTCCAATTAGTATCTCCAGCTTTTTCTCTTATTTCTATAAAGTTCTTAAAATAATCTTCATAATTATTCTTTTCTTCGAATTCTTTATCAGTTCTTTCCCTAAAACTTTTAAAATATTCTCTTACACTATTAGGTATGGTACGATTAGCTCTATAATAATCTCCCATAGCTGTTCTCATAGCTTCATTATTACTATTATATGTTATTTCTAAGTTATAGTTATCTAACGCATGCCCTAATTCGTGCCATAAAGTCGTTTCAGGTCTTATATCTCCATCTATTACACCAGTAGTATGTATAGCTCTTTCTCTTCTAGAATAATAAGCTCTTTTTAAATTCTTTCTTTCATTCAATGCTATAGTCTTTAGTTCATTAGTAGCATTGTAAATATTAATATTTTCATTATTAGATAAATCCAATATTTCTTTACTCTTTTTAAAGATTTTACTATTATGATAAAATCTTCCATCTACAACATCATTTAACTTTTCTTTAGGCTCTATTTTTAGCTCTACTTTAGGTTTTCTTACATTTACTCTTTTATATCCACTTACTCTCATTCGATTAGAGTTAGGTTTTAATCCACTAGCTTCTAAAAGCTCTTTATATCTTCTATTTAATTTAGTTATTTTATTTTGACTTTCTAATATAAGCTCAGTATTATCACTTTCTCTAGCTAATATTTGAATATCCTTTTGTTCTCGTATTTTTCTCTCAATACTTCTTTGAAGCTGTATTCCATCATACATCGTATAATGTTTTCCTTCAAAATCAAAGCCTTTATTATTATCATCTATCATTTGTTGTAATTCTTCATTACTATAAATAGGTTTTGATACGCCTAAGACAATAGCAAATGTATAGTGGTAGCAATTATATTCGCTTATAGGTCTAAAAGCCAATCTTGTAGCATCAGCTCTTCTTAAATCTAAATGCATATTAATTTCTTTACCATCATAAGTAGTAGCTATTCCTTTAGTTTGTAATTTTTCAAACTCTTCATAAGAGAATTGTCTTCCCTGAGCTTCTTCGTGGTCAGGGGCTGGATTGCTATGTACCGACAATTCAACTCCATCAGCCCCAAACTCTTCTCCAAATAATCTTTGGTCTTCGTTATGTAATTCTCTTAATCCACTTTTTAAGTGCATCCTCACCATACTATCTAATCTAATAGAACGACCACTTGCATAGTCTAGAGTTTTTAAACCACTTTCTCCCAGCTGTCTTAATATTCTTACCATCGAATTATCAAAAGTATCTTTGCCTTGGCCTATATTCAATAAAGCTTCATCTAATACTTTTTCATAAACTTTTTTTAATCCTAGAAATTTAGTTTTTCCATTTATTCCTTTTATAGTATATCCAATAGCCCTAGAACGAGTAAAATTTTCCATAGTTTGATTAGTTAAATTAGCTAATGCTCTTACTTGCCTTTTTAAAACCGAATTTTCTCGAAAAGGCTTAAATGGTACATTCCTATAGTCATAGAACTTTTTAGCAAATTCTAAGTCTTTTTTAGCATATGAAGAGAATATTTGCTCGATATCCTTCTTAGACATTTTTGTTAACTTAGATAACTTCCCAAGTATATCTTCGTAATTCCCCCCATATTTAAGTATTTGTACCAGCTTTTTAGCTTCAGTAGGAGTTAAATCCCTTATTCTCTTAATTAACTCACCTATCTTTGTTAAGAAATATACATTTGCCTCATCTATCTTACTTACTAATTGTTCAATTAATAAATCCTCATTTGGCATTTAATACCTCTTACTCATTAACTCTTACTGTTACTTCCAAATTAGATGGCAAATCGTCATTAACCTGTGAAATATTAGTCTGTCCTTTATAAGAATTAGCTCTCCATACATTTTCTAGTTGAGTTATTAGAGTAGTATCTGTTATTTGTGTATATGTTGGAGTTTCATAAGGTAAATATACGTTTGTATTATGTGTACTTAACCAAGTTCTAAAACTACTTACGTTTGCACAATCATCGTTTCTAAACCATAAAGAAGTTCCTATACCACCTACATTAGTAAATTCTCCGTTACTTAAGTTAGATTGCCCTACGCCATAATAAGTATAATAATTTGAATACATAAGAGCATAAGTTAAACTTCTATTTAGATTAATATAAAACTTATTTGTACCACTTAAATTATCCCAGTATTCACTTTCTTGCCCTGTGTAAGTA